GTTCCATTCGAACATTCTGAAAGTTATAAACAAGATTTACAAAATGCAAGAAATTCTTATAATATAAAAGAAAAAAAGATTTGTTATTTAAGAAAGCCAACAAGCAACTGGATACGTCAAGCTAATGAATTACTACAATCTAATTTTGATCATAAAAGAATCTTTTTTGCATCAAGGGCTATAGACGACTCTTATCAAAATCAAAAAAGAAAACATATTCCTATAGATAACATAAAATATTTGCGTTCTGGTGATAATGAAAAAATGGGTAAAGAAGCAAAAATGATTGATTTTATTGAACATCAAACAGATATAATTGATTTAACAAAAGTAGAATGTGCACTTATTCAGATAACAACAACGTCACAGGGTACTCAAACTTTTGATTTACCTTCTAATTTAAAAAGGCAATCTGGCAGAGATAAAGCTAGAAAAGATAGTTATTCTGCTTTAGTATTAGGCAATTGGATGGTAAAGACCTATTTTGACATGATGAATTACAAACAAGATTCTGTACAATCTACTTTTACTCCAATATTTATAAATTAAAAGTAACTTTTTTAACTTTTAAAAGTTAACATTAATAACTTTCGTGTAACTAAAACAAATGGCCTCTAAAAGAAAATATACTAAAAAATCGGAATACTGGAATAAATTTAGCAAAGCTAATTCTATCGAAGAAACTTTAGCAAATAACCCTCTTCTACAAAATAGTACATATTCTCCTAGTATTGAAGGAGAACCATTTATTGGATCAACTGCAAAAGCATCTTACTCTAGAGGTGGTGGAGATCCAGCGGTTAGAACTAGATCAAATAGAATTCATAGAGTTCCACAAAGAGATCAATATACAAATATTCGTGATGGGTTATTACCTTATGATTATGCTATAAATGGAATTAATGTTAGAGAAGCTATTGAGCTTTGTCAAAAAGCTTATGCAAATGTAGCTATTTTTAGAAATGCTATTGATATCATGGCAGAATTTTCAAATGCAGATATATTCTTAGACTCTGGAAGTCAAAGGTCAAGAGATTTTATTGAAGCATGGTTTAGAAAAATTAAAATATGGAAATTAAAAGATCAATACTTTCGCGAATATTACAGATCTGGAAATATTTTCTTTTATAAAATTGATGGCAAATTCAATACAGAAGATTATGTTAAGATGCTTAAAACTTATGGATCAAATGGCGTAGCATTAAATAAACTACCTATTAAATACATTATGTTAAATCCATTTGATGTTGTCGCAAGAAGAACCACAGGATTCGAAACGACTGGAGTTTATGCAAAAGTTTTAAGTGAATACGAAATTGAAAGGCTAAAAAATCCAAAAAATGATTATGACAGAGAAGTTTATGAATCTTTGCCAAAAGAGATGAAAGATAATTTTAAGAAAAATGGATATAGTCTTGATGGAGCTAAATTAGAATTAGAGCCAGAAAGATTAAGATATTCTTTTTATAAAAAGCAGGATTACGAGCCTTTTTCTGTACCTTTTGGCTTTTCTGTTTTAAGGGATATTAACATGAAACTTGAGTTTAAAAAAATTGATCAAGCAATTGTGAGAACTATTGAAAATGTTATTTTATTAATTACAATGGGCAATGAGCCAAATAAAGGCGGGATTAATCATAATAATCTTGCTGCCATGCAAGAGCTATTCAGAAATGAAAGTGTTGGACGCGTTTTAATTTCTGATTATACAACAAAAGCTGAATTTTTAATTCCTGATATGAATAAAGTGTTAGGATATGAAAAATATAGAATTGTTAATGAAGATATCAAAGAAGGTTTGCAAAATATAGTCGTAGGAAGCGAAAAGTTTAGCAATACCGCGGTTAAAGCAGAAATATTTTTAGAAAGACTTAAAGAAGCAAGAGAAGCTTTTATTAATGATTTTTTACAGCCCGAAATTAAACAAGTCTGTAAAAATATGGGTTTTAAAAATTATCCAATTGTTAGATTTAAAGAAGTTGACACAAAAGATGAAACTCAGTTACAGCGTGTAGCAACCAGACTTATGGAGCTTGGGTTAATGACACCGCAACAAGGAATGGATGTTATTAACAAAGGAGTATTTCCTAGCGCAGAACAAGTTGATAAGAGTCAAGAGCAGTTTATTGAGCAGCGCAAACAGGGTTATTATAATCCTTTAGTTGGCGGTGCGCCAATGATGGATTTAGATGATGAGCCTCAAACTAAGCAGCCAAAACAAAAAACTACTCCAGGCACTCCTGGTAGACCAGGGGGAACTACTGGCATCCCACAAGAAATCTCAAGAGCAGAAATATCTGCAAAAAATATAACAAGTGTTATTCACGCAAGTGAAAAATTAGAAACTTTTGGCAAAAAACAAGCAAGAAAAAGTTATAAGATAAAAAGACTATCAAAAGCACAAAATGAAACTGTTAATGATTTGTGCAAAAAAGTAATTATGGCTAGTAATGTCGAAGAGTGGGAAAGTAATATTAGTAAATGTTTTCAAGATTCTAATTCTATATTAGAACTTTCTACGATGAAAGAAATTGAAAAAACTGCAGAAGAACACCATCTAAGTGATTACAGCGCGGCATTAGTTTATCATTCCAAAAACTTCTCAAACTCATAAAAACCGTGTAACAGGTTAATGAATACAAACAGTTTAAGTATACATGTACAAATATAAAACAACATTCATGCAGCCAATTATTGCCTCAGCAGACATTGATCAAGACAAACTGCAGATTTCACAAGCATCACTAGACAGTTTAAAAACATTAATGCCCGAATCGATTGATTTGGATAAAAATATTGATTTAGTTGGAGTAGCTTTTAATGCTGCAGTAGTTAATAAATTTAATAAAAATCATGACGGCATCGGCACTGAAACAGCTTTAGCTGTTAAAGACTATTTTGTTCATAAACCTACAAATATTGAACATAAAAAGCAAAGAGTAGTAGGTCATATTGTTTCTGCTGCTTTTTCCAGTTATGGAGACAATGAGCTTGTTACTGATGAGGATTTAAGAGATACCAATGACCCTTTTAATATCGCATTGGGCGCAGTAGTTTATAGAATGGTTGACAAAAAGTTTGCTCAATTAATTAATCAATCAGTTGATCCAGAAAGTCCTTTACATAATCAAGTTTCTGCAAGTTGGGAAATAGGTTTTAATGATTATCAAATTGCACTAGGTAGCGAAGATTTATCTGAGGCTGAAATAGTTACTGATGAAAAACAAATAAAAGAGCTTTCTCAATATCTAAAAGCTGCAGAAGGCAGTGGATCTATGAAAGATGGCACTTTAGTAAGACGACTTGTAGTTGGTAATGTATATCCTCTTGGAATTGGCTTTACGGCAAATCCCGCAGCAGATGTAGAAGGAGTCGTTATGACTGAAAAGACTAGCGTCACATTTCATGATGAAGATGATGCCGCAGTTATTTCCTCAGATCAAGCAGATAAAATATTAAAAAATATTTTAAATTTTAAAAATAAAATTTCACAAAGTGAAAAAAACACTGTAAAAAATGAACAAGAAAGTAATTCAAGCATTATGAATACAGAACAACTAATCCAAGAGATTAAATCTGTGCTAGATGAAAAGCTTTCTTCTGAAAAAGTGTCTTCGGACAATTTCGCAGAAGAGTCTGTGGCTTCCATTTCTTCTATTGTGAATCAAGCGATTCGCGAAAAGAATGAAGAGTACAAAGGAAAACTCTCGAAGGCACAAGAAGAAAAAGCTCAAGTCGAGGCTCAGCAGAAAGAGCTCACTGCTTCAGTTGAAACCCTAGAGGAAAAACTGAAAGCAGCCGAAGATAAAATTCGTCAATTCGAAGAAGACATCAATCGTCAACATGCGGTTGCTAGATTCGACGCTCGTATGGAAACAATCGAGCAGAGTTACGAATTAAACGAGGAAGACCTTAAGATCGTCGCATCTGAGGTAAAAGACCTACAGGAATCTGATGAAGCTTTTGCTTCTTATCAGGAAAAGCTTGGTGTTATATTCGCTCATAAGAGCAAAGAATACATTCAAGCTCAAAAAGAAAAATTTGACGCAGCTGTAGCTGAGGCAGTGGAAAAGAAAGTTTCTTCTTTGGAAGAATCTAATGCTTCTACCGAAGAGGCTAGTGCTGAAGTGAATTTAGAGGAAGTTTTAGATGACGCTCAAGAGACAACTCCTGAGATTGCTAACACAAATGAAGCTTCTTCTGGAGAGGCGGAAACTCTAAAATCGAAGTTCCAGTCCGCGTTTAGCAACGAAAACATTAAGATAACCTACTAACAAGCATTATGGCATATAGATTATTACCATTCAGACAATACGACGAAAACGACGTCATTAATCTGTTCGCCAATGATACGTCGGACGCTAAGCCGACTACCAATGGAGACGGAAGTGCAGGAGTTTTTGTTAGTATTAAAAGTGGTGGAGGAAACTTTAGTAAAGATCCTATCACCTACGTTGATCGTACGGAGCTTTCAGCTTCTTATGATCATGTTAAAAACCAATACCCTGAAGTTCAGTTAAAAGTTGAAGCCGCATCTGCGGGCGCTTTTGCTGGCGAGGTGGTTGGTATTACATTGAAACAAACTCTTGAAAAAGACGAGAATGAAGAGAAACTTCTCTACAATCCAGTCAAAAGAGATGAACTTCAAGCTGTGCTCTCTGGCCAGGCAGTGCCTATTGCCACGAGAGGTATTTTCACTTTAACAAGTGACGCTTTTGACAATGCTGAAGATGGAACTCCATCTTGTGTGCCTGGCACCGCAGCAGTCATTTCTCCAGCAACTGCAGGAACAGTAAGCGGTGTAGCATTTTCTCTACTTTACGGTGGGGTGGCTACTTCTGTAACTGGTTTGGCTCATGTTGGACAAGGCGGAACTGTTACTAAGTTAACGCCAGATCATGTTGTCGGAACCTGGATTGGTTCAGGCACAAGAAGTTCTGTTGGTCCTATCACTGATGTTCACGCAGGTGCTTATGGCGTCTTAAAACTTAATGTCTAACCTTAGAGAAAGGAAATAAAAATATAATGAATATTACCTTAAAAAGAACCCAAGAACAGCTTGAGTTAATTCAAGCAATGGCCTCTAAGAATAGAGATGTTGCTTATGAAGCTCAAGTTGCTTTAGCTGAGTTTATCGGCCCAGTTATTAATGAAGTAGTTAACAACGCTCCTACTTTGAGTAATTTGTTTACTCCACTTCAGTTTAAC